AGAAGATTCATTCGACAAGATCGCTGACTATTGGTCGGCGTATCTCGAGCACCGAGTGTCACCACATGACGTTGCAATGATGATGATCTTGCTTAAGGTCGGGCGTGTTCAAGACAAAGCAACACACGATACGCTTGTGGATATCGCAGGTTACTCAGCCCTCGCCAGTGTCCTGTCACCCAACTAGGTTGACAACACAACTGCAATGATGCAGTAGAGTGAGCATGAAATCATACATGCAAATCATAGAAGAAGCAGTTGAGGCATATGACGTGCCTCTTCTGCAAGCTTTCAAGTCCGCAGATATACCAACGTCAACGTATTACCGCACCATTCACGGTAAGACAGAGCTTCGGTATGACACAGCGAGAAAGGTGATGAAGGCTATTGAAAAACTTCACGCACTTAAAGCAGCCCGTGACTATACCGAGCAGCTACGAAGCTCTGGTCAGCGAGTTAATATCAGCCAGACAAGAGCAAAGTTTAAGCCAAGAAGCTTTGGCTCATAACATCGGATGTACAGTTTCACTGATCCACAAATGGGAAACACACAAGCGGATACCTTCTGGGTTCATGCTCTTGTGCTGGCTCGACGCTCTTGAGTACGAGATCGAAGTTAAAAAAAGGGATGGCGAAGTGTGACTCTTGCTCCACTAACGCCAAGTATTTCGTTGCCATTCTCAAGAACGGTCACGAGCGAACAACACAAAAGCATTGGTATATATGCTTGGATTGCTACGAGGCAGAGATATGGCAAACAAGAATAAGCAGAAGGGAAGCTACCACGAAAGGTGGTTCATCAAGTGGCTCACGGCGTTGGGTATCAAAGCCAAAGCCCAGCCCCTCTCAGGAGCATTGGGAGGAGAGTATCGAGGCGACCTCAAACTCGAACTCATGGGACACGAACTGGTAGGTGAGGTGAAGTATCGAGACCTGTCTGGATTCCCAAGTCCATTCAAGGTTTTGGAAGGAAGAGACATTGCGTTCTACAAAAGACGGACAGGTAAGCCGCAGGTAGTCGTGATCATAGAGGGCGAAACATTCGCCAAGCTAATGGAGAACCAAGATGGAAAGTCAGAACAAACGGATTCTTAATTACCTCAAGCGCGGTCATCGCATGACGCCAATGGATGCACTCGAATTATTCGGATGCTTCAGACTGGCTGCTCGTGTCTATGATCTGCGACAAGAGGGACACAATATATCCAAGCAAATCATAGAGTTAAGCAATGGAGTTAATGTTGCTGAATACTCGCTGGATCAATCCACTTCTACGCCTGCCCTCTAAAAAAAAAGACAGTGACCTTTCGATCACTGCCAAGTCTTGAGGAAGAATCATCAGGGGAGAACCGATGAACTTTGATCTTATCACGGACATTGCTTTGTCTGCAATAGAGAAACCTTTTGCAAAGGTGTTGCTCATTGAGCTCGCCAAATATTCCAATGCAGAAGGTGAGTGCTTTCCATCAAGAGAGACGTTATCAAAGGGGTCTCGGATACCACTGAGAACAGTGGCCCGATCACTGCAATGGCTTGCTGATCAGGGACACATCAAGATTGTCTCACGTTCTGGGACTTCAAACTTCTACATCATCACCTGCATGGAGGACGAAATGAGTAAAGAGACCCGTGCCAAATTGGCACACGAAGTAGATAGTAATATTACTAGGCTAGATATAATAAGTAATACATCTTCCCGTGCCAAATTGGCACACCCCCTCGACACACCTGCATTCCAATCCTTCTGGTCTGCCTACCCTCGTCGCATCGGTAAGGGTGCAGCACGCACTGCCTTTGCCAAGGCTTGCAAGTATGAGGATGCCAACGTGATCATTCAGGGTGCAATGGATTACTCAGCCTACTGCACCAACGCTGGCACTGAGATGCAATACATTCCTCATGCCTCAACGTGGCTCAATCAAGAACGATGGGAAGATGAGCTCGACACCGAGCTACCCAAGAAACAGATGGGAGGATTCCTCGATGAACTATGATCAACGCATTGCCTTCCTCAAGGAGTGGTTCAAAGCTGACATCCTCACTCGCTTCAACATGCCCAAAGACCTCGACCCCAAGGTCGTGGCTATGGATTTGATCGAAGCAATCAATCGCAACATTCCGAACAACATAAACCAAGAGTTGATGAGTCACCTCTCCGCCTCCATAGCGAAGGAGGTGGCTCAATCAGCTCGCTCTCGGACGCTACCGACAGTCAAAGACTTTCTCGACGCTGCCAAGAAGGCTGCTAAGAGCGGCGTAGAGCCTCACACAGAGCCAACTCGCACCTCTATGGACCCATATGCCCTCGCGGCACAACGCATACGCTCAGGCGCTCCCGTTTCAGACACCTATCTCAAGGGTCCATCACGAAAAAAACTTCAACAGATAGAGGGAATCACTGATTTAGAACTTGAACCCTACCTCAAATCATTGCATAACACTGCACATAAGCAGTAACTACAAACCAAAGGAAGAACATCATGGAACGTAAAGGATTTATCGGCGGCTCAGATTGCGTAAAGATTATGCAAGGCGAGTGGCTCAAGCTCTGGCAGATCAAGACTGGTCGGGTAGAGAGCGACGATCTCAGCGAGAACATCGCAGTGCAGCTCGGCATTCACACAGAAGACTTCAACCTTGGCTGGTTCGAGAAGCAATACAACTGCGTGCTGTCTCATCATCAGATGGAATACGAGCAGAAGATTGGCCGTGTCCCCGCCAAGGGAACGATCGACGCCAAGTGGAACGATGCCATCATCGAGGCCAAGCACACCAATTCATACAACAACATGGACTCAGTGATCGAGTTCTACATGCCGCAGATTCAAATGTATGCTCACATGGCAGATGCCAAGGGCGCCTACCTCTCAGTTATCTTTGGCAACAACAAGTGGGAGGGAGCCTATGTCTCATACAACGAAGAGTATTTCCATTCTATGTGGGCAGTGGTGTCGGACTTCTGGGGTCACGTTCTACGGGATGAAGAACCGATTGGTATTGATGTCCCGAACATCTCAGTCGACAAGATTGCGGTGGACGAAATGGTCAAGCGAGACGCCAGCCGTGACAATGAGTTCATCGCCCTCGCCCATGACTACATCGAGCATCAGCCAGCGGCCAAAACATTTGAGGCTGCTAAGAAATCCCTGAAGGAAATGGTTGGGTCAAACGAGCGTGAGGTTTACTCAAACCTGCTCTCAATCAAGCGAGCCAAGAACGGATCACTACGCTTTAACGTACGCCTATAAGGAGAAAAAAATGACAATGGAATTATGGAACAAGGTCAGCGTATCTGACCCAGCCTTTCTCAAGCCAGTCAGCTTTGGCTCAAGAAAGTTTACAGCAATCGACCCGATGTATCAGGTTCGATCAGCAACAGAAGCCTTCGGTCCAGTGGGCCAAGGCTGGGGCTGGACCAACACAACAGAGATTGTGCATGTCAGCAACGGAGACAGTGCAGTGCTTGCTCATGTCAGCGTATGGCACGGCAAGCCAGAGAATGTGTTCGGCCCCTTCACTGGTTGTCGCAAGTTCTTTGATGCAGCCAAGGGCCGCATGGCAGAAGACGCACCCAAGATGGCAGTGACAGATGGCTTGACCAAAGCCTTGTCGCACCTTGGATTCAACGCCGATGTCTTCCTCGGGAAGATGGACGGTAACAAATACGCCGCTGATTCTGGTGGCGCATCAACGGGCTGGTAAGCCCACAACACAGGAGCCAAAAGCATGGCAGATACATACGACAACACCGACCGTGGCGCAGCCTTTGCACCATTCGAAACACAGAGGCTTATCCTTCAGGGCAAGATCAATGACAGTGGCGTAGAACGCAAGATCACTATGGTCAAAGACGCAACCCGTGAAGGCAAGACAATCATTGAGGTCTACGAAAAGATCGGCGTCCTGTTTGAGAACGACAAGAAAGGCAATGAAGCTGCGCCAGATTACACCGGCCCCTTCAATGAGTTTCGTCGCCTCGCTGCATGGCGCAAGATGAAGGACGGAAAACCTTACATGACATTCAACGTGTCGGACAAACAGCAAGGCGGCGCAGCACCAGCACCGCAAGCTGGATCATCCTTCGGATCAAACGACTTGGGCGGAGACGACATTCCGTTCTGAGAAAAATAGGGTGGGCCTTCGGGCTCACCCACCACGGAGAACCAAATGAAAATTGCACCAGTAGATAAAGTAATTGACGCAGCGGGCATGGGCCTGAGCATGGCAGAAACATGCAGGCTCTTAGACGTATCCCGCACACAGATCAGAAACATCGCCAACAAGTATGGGATTAAGTTTGTGTCTGGTCATGCCAAGCACGGCGCTGAAATGCGAGGCAAGCCAAGACCAACAGGCGAACAGCCCATGAAAAGCAAGCGCGATCCATACGCCGCAAAGACTGCGACCCACCGCAGAGCAGCATACAAGAAGCGGATGTCCGAGGAGAGTGATCGCCAGATCAAAATGGAAATCACTTATGGATACTGCCTCTATGAGTTTGAACTGAAGCAGCACGTTAGAAAGCTTCGCCCTTCACTGCCGTGCCGCTCTTACAATGCTGGGCTCGAGGCCAAGCAGGAAGCAGTGAGACGACAGCAAGAGCAGAGAGCGGAGAGAATGGAGCACCTGATCAGTGACGTTCAAAGCATTCAGCCAGCAACAGCAGCCGATCTAGCAGAGCACATGGGATACAACCTGAAGTCAGTCACCTCATTACTTCAGCGCATCTATATGTCGGGCAGGTTCGAAAGGAAGATGTGCATTGGTGGCGAAACAAACCATCGTCGCTGGGCTTACTGGGTTCCAGACGAATGAAGAAACACCCCAATCATAACAAGCCAATGGCTGCACATCGAAACAGATCAAGGCCAATGACGCAGGAAGCAAGCCTGTCAGTCGCAACATCAACAGCAGATAGATACCGCAAAGAAAAACCAAAGGTCACACTGGTAATTCCGCCATGGACCAAACCCAAGCAAGGAGCAAAGAACAAATGACAACAATGATTATCTCAAACATGCACCCACGAGGATTCGCATTCGGCATTACTGAAGAAGGAGAGCAGGTATTTATTCCACCCTTCCTTGCCAAAGGCGCTGGCGTGCAGACTGGCGACACGGTTGAAGCGCAGATCACGATCAACCCGCAACAAAGTCAGAGAGCATCAACGCCTTACATCGCAGTAAAAATTAAGAGCCCCCAGTTGGAGCAGCCAGATGAGACTACTGATCTTGAGCTATCCAAGGAAGCAATGAGAAACAAGATTGATGGTGAAGTGTATCAGGCAATATGCGTTGGCTCATACATCAGCACATCAGAGCTCGCCAAGGACTTGGGGATTGACTCGAAGAC